TTGTACGAAAGCGGCATGCCGGCCGGCGAAAAGACCGGATGGAAAACCATTGACCCGCATTACACGGTCATGGAGGGTCAGATGACCATCGTTACCGGCTGGCCGGGTTCCGGCAAGTCCGAATGGCTGGATGCGTTGCTGGTGAACCTAGCGGCGAAGGGCTGGCGGTTCCAGATGTTCAGCCCAGAGAATCAGCCCGTCGAGACCCATATCTCAAAATTGGTTGAGAAAGTTGCCGGGAAACCCTTCGGATTCGGGCCAACGGAGCGCATCACCCGCGCCGAGAACAAAGCCGCGGTGCAACTGTTGGCAAAGTCGTTCAGGTTCATGGCCACGCCCGCCGAGACCGGGGCGTCGGTGACCGACATCCTTGCGGAGTCATTGCCGTGGCTTATGGAGGCATGGAACAAACGCGGGCTGATCATTGACCCCTGGAATGAACTGGAGCATTGGCGCCCGAACAACCTGAGCGAGACCGAGTACGTCAGCAAGACCCTGAGTCAGATCCGCAACTGGGCGCGGTCAAACAAGATTCATGTGTGGATAGTCGCGCACCCAGCGAAGGCCCGACGCGACGATTCCGGCAAGCTGCCGATCCCCAAGCCGGACATGATCTCGGGGTCACAGCATTGGTGGAACAAGGCTGACTGCGCGGTGACGGTGTGGCGCGACTTCGATAATCCGTCCGACGAGGTAGACGTGCACATTCAAAAGGTCCGATTCAAGCATATCGGCAAGCCGGGAATGGTCACCATGCGTTATGATCGGGTAACGGGACGGTACTTCGATATCCCGCCGAGATTCGCTGACGACATGGAACGCGCCGGGATGAGAGTGAGGGCGGCATGAGTGACTGGCAAATCATCGTGGTTGGCGTGTTGGGATGGGTTGTCTACGGGACGCTGTTTGTGGTCGGGCTTTATGGATGGGTGCTGAGTTGATAATTATCATTACAACCATTCAATTAGTGTTTTGCCTGTTTCTTGGGGTTGTTGGGATGGCTTTGCTTATGGGATTGGCAGAGTCTACAGCATCAATTCCAGATGAAGACATAGAGGGTTTTTGATGAGGACTTTAGTTTGGTTCTCTTGTGGAGCGGCTAGCGCATATGCGGCCAAACTATCCGTCGAGAGGCGCAGAGATACGGAAGTTGTCTATTGCGACACGCTTAAGTACGAGAATTCAGACAACGTTAGATTCCTGCGCGACTGCGAGCGGTGGATAGGAAAAGAGATAAAGCTTTTGCGCTCTGACAAATACACAGACATTTTTGATGTATTCGACAAGACCGGATGGCTGGTAGGCCCCGGTGGGGCTAGATGCACGACTGAGCTAAAAAAGAAAGTTCGTCGCGCATATCAGACAGATGGAGACACGCATGTATTCGGCTATACGTCAGAAGAACAACACAGGGCAGATCATCTGGCGGTGGGAGAGCCAGACTTAAGGTGTGAATTCCCGTTAATAGATCGAGGCTTTACAAAAGAGGATTGCCTGAAGGCTATTTATCGAGCTGGAATTGAACTGCCAATGATGTATCGCATGGGATACGCAAACAATAACTGCATTGGATGCGTTAAGGGTGGGGCTGGCTATTGGAACAAAATCAGATTTGATTTTCCCGAAGCATTCGCAAGGATGGCAAAGCAAGAGAGAAAAATGGATGTTGCCATTAACAAGACTTACATAGACGGCAAGCGGATAAATGTTTTCCTTGATGAGCTGCCGGTAGGAATGGGCAATCAAGAGGCAGAGCCAAACATAGAGTGCGGGGTCTTATGTCTCGCGTGATCAGCAAAGGCGCCGCAACCCTAGCGCTTCACCTACGGGCCGAGGGAATACCGTTCAAGGAGGAATATGAATTCCATTGGCTGCGGAAGTGGAGGGCGGACTTCAAGATAGACCCTGACATCCTAGTGGAGGTGGACGGCGGCAATCGCATGGCGGCAATCGTCAACGGCAAGCCCACCGCGGTCGGGCGGCACACCGGGGACAAGGATTACGAGAAGATCAACGAGGCCGCGATCTTAGGCTATCGAGTGCTGCGGTTCAGTCCGGCTCAGGTTAAATCGGGCTACGCCATCGACGCGATCAAAAGGATTATGCTATGATGTCACCAGCTTGACGGCTTCAGTGCCGAACCTCTCCTCCCGGTTGGCAAGCAGACATGTCGCCCCCTTAAAACGGGGCGTTTGTCTTTATGGCGCCACCTTCGCCCGCAAGCTCTGAAACAGGCAGTCCATCCGTTCAATGCGGTCCGGATCATCCGACAACGATAGGCGCTTGATTTCTTCGGATACTTCAGGCGCCGATTTGTCGAAGGCCCAATTGAGGGATTCCATTTCGGCATTGAGGACGCGGATCAATTCTGCTGCGGTTTGTTCCATTTTAGCTCCCGGTTAAATTACACACACAGAGTAAAGATTCCGCTTGCTATTGTCAAGCATTAGGAATAGTCTGTGCGTTGTCACACACAACCGGGAGCCGAAATGAAGTACAGAATACGCAGCGCATCATTAGCCGCACTCGTTGTCGTTACCTTCCTGATCGTGCTGAACAACGCACTGAAAGGATGGTACTAATGGACATCAACGATCCGGTGTCCAAGCACGTAATCGAGAAGTTCGTTGCCGCTCTGGAGGCAAACGGAAACATTACCAGCTCCATACGGCAGGCCATGGTTCAGGCGTATCACCTGGGTTTCGCGGACGGCGAGTGCAAGCAGATTGCGCGATCCATCGAGACGCTGCGGGAGATACGTCCATGAATCGGGCCGATTATATGCAAGACGCCAAGGAATGCTGTTTCAAGAAGCCTCGTGAGCATTAAACGCCACCTGGACCGCGTTGCCAATATCGGATGCATTCTCTGCAAGACCGTATTGGATATTCAAGACAGCCCGGCCGAAATCCATCATATCTTCGATACGGCGGATCGGTCGGACTGGCTTGTGATCCCATTATGCCCAGCTCATCATCGAGGGAAGGCGGGCTTTCACGGCATGGGCGAGCGCAAGTTCAATGCGGTCTACAGCACGTCAGAAACCAAGCTATTGGCCGCAACAATCAAGGAGTTAAACCGTTAATCATTGTCAGGGGTGACCAATGAAAACATGCAAGATATGTGAAAAAGAACTGCCCGATACCGAATTCACCGTCGTGTCCTACGCTTCCATTACCGGCAAGCGGTATCTGGACAGCCACTGCAAGCCATGCCGGTACGCCACTCGAAAGGCCGTCCGTCAGGCCGGATCAAAGACCTGTCCGCAATGCAACATAACCCATTTGGTGACCCAGCATTACAAGGGGGACCCGATGTGTATGCAATGCCGGGACGAGAAGAAGTCCGGGAAACAGTCCAAGCGGGTCCGGATCGAGCCATATGAGATTCATTCCAAGACGCCACCGCCCAATCTGGCGCATCGCAATATCCTCTGGGACGAGGATTTGGTTAAATCGCCGCCCTACGTCATCCCGAAGATATCTGACATTCTGACGGTCCCGGTTCAGGGTCTACTGTCCGGAAGATGGGCATGAGCGCAACGCTCCTGCTGGTTGTTGCGGCCATTTACGGCTATGTGGGATGGGGCAGTCATGGCGGCATGACGGCATTCTATTGGGGCTGCTGCGTTGCAAACTTGGGATTGTTCTATGATTCAATCAGGTGAAATGTTGAGTCAATACATGGTCATTTTTGACAGTAAGCGCAAACAAGCGTATAAGGTGGAAATGTCATGATGTTAATGGCGCTTCAATGGATTGCGAATTGTCACAATGGCACAGGTAGGCGCGCCCGTTGGGAACAAGAATGCTGCGAGGGGAAGGCTCTTTTACGAGGGCCTGATCCGCGACATCAAGCAACGCGACTTCAAGGCCGGTGATGGCGAAACGCTCCGCAAGATTGCGTCGATGCTGGTGGATGGCGCTCTCGCAGGCGAACTCTCAGCGATCAAGGAACTACGCGACACGCTGGATGGCAGACCGCACCAGAGCATATCTGGACCGGACGGAGGAGCGTTAGTAGTCATCCAGGCTTCGCGCCTTGACGAAACCATTTAGCCTGACGCCCGCACAAGAAAGGGCGCAGGCAATCTGTGCCAGCGACGCCAGCCATGTCATGCTGTTCGGTGGATCGCGGTCCGGCAAGACCTTCCTGCTGACCCGTAACACCATCCTAAGGGCGCTCAAGGCTCCCAAATCAAGACACGCTATCCTGCGTTTCCGGTTCAATCACGTTAAAGCGTCGATTGTCTTGGACACCTTCCCCAAGGTGATGGGACTGGCCTTCCCGGGCGTGCAGTACACCGTGGACAAGACGGATTGGTACGCCAAGATGCCGGGAGACAGTCAGATATGGTTCGGTGGACTGGATGATAAGGAGCGCACCGAGAAGATTCTGGGGCAGGAACACGCCACCATCTATCTGAACGAGTGCAGCCAGATCCCGCAATCGTCCCGGGACATGGCAACAACCCGTCTCGCGCAGCAGGTTCAGCAACACATGGAAGGGCGCGCCTCAAGCCCCCTCAAGCCGCGCATGTTCTACGACTGCAATCCGCCCAGCAAGAACCATTGGGCGTACAGATTATTTTGCCAAAAGGTTGACCCAGAGACCAAGCAGCCATTGCATCAGCCTGCCGACTATGCGTCGATGCAGATCAATCCTAACGACAACGCCGAGAATCTGCCGTCGGGCTACATGGACACCCTCGCGGCATTGGGTCCGAGGCTGCGCAAGCGCTTCCTGCTGGGCGAGTTCGCGGATGCCACGCCGAATCAGCTATTCCTTGACGAAACGATAGAGAAATGGCGCGTTGTGGATGGTTCGGTGCCGGACTTCGTGCGCATCGTCGTGGCCGTAGATCCGTCTGGCTCTGGCGATGTAGACAACGCCGACAACGATGCCATCGGTATCTCAGTGGCGGCGCTTGGCGTGGATGGTAACGCCTACGTGCTTGAGGATTGCACCGTCAAGGCCGGCCCGGCAACCTGGGGCAAGGTGGCGGTGGATGCCTGGGAAAGACATGCCGCCGACGTGATAGTGGGCGAGGACAACTACGGTGGAGCGATGGTGCGTCACACCATACAGACCGCACGGAACCGCACACCGTACAAGTCAGTGAGTGCTACCCGTGGCAAATCGGTACGCGCAGAGCCAATCTCCGCCCTTTACGAGCAAGGCAAGGTCAGACACGTAGGCTACTTCCATGAACTTGAGGATGAGCTGTCCGGCTTCTCAACCGTCGGGTTTATGGGTGGATCAAGCCCGAACCGTGCGGACGCGCTGATCTGGGCATTGACGGAGCTATTCCCTGGCGTGGTGGCGGGCAAGAAAGAAAAGAGAGTGCGCGCTCACGCTCATGAATACGCGGGCGCATCGGGGTGGATGGCATGAATCCGGGGCTTCGACAGCACAAGTCAGCGAGTCTCAGGATTGCCCAGCCCGTTGGCTTGCCAGAGACCATGCAGGACGGTATCTCCGAGATTCTATCGGTGCAGTCAGGCAACCAGCGCAAGGGGCATGCGACCGCGCTCATGACACAGGTGTGCAAGGAGGCGGACCAATTGCATCAGGTATTGCTGCTGCGCGTTCAGGCATTCGATGACGGTATCGGAAACGATCAATTGCTCAAGTGGTACGGCAAGCATGGCTTTGCTGTACTGCAAAACGAACCTGTTTTATTGATGGCACGGCAACCCAAATGATTGACGACGAAGACAACGAAACGGCGCCAAGGACCGACGAGGACATTCTCGAAGAGGCCCGGGAGAACTACGAGACCTGCTGTTCGTCGGACTCTGAGTGGCGTGCTGCCGCAGTTACTGACTTGACCTTCCTGTCGGGCGGCGATGCCCAATGGGATGCGCGGGCGGTACAGGCAAGGCGTGCCGACGGCCGTCCGGTCATTACCATCAACCAACTACCCACATTCCTGCATCAGGTCACCAATGACCAGCGCATGAACACGCCGTCTATCCACGTTCACGCTGTTGGAGCAGACGCCGACGAGGAAACCGCAGAGATCAGGCAGGGCATGATTCGGCATATAGAGTACGACTCCAATGCCGATATCGCCTATGACCGCGCCGTGAACAACGCGGCGACCATCGGGGCGGGATACTGGTACCTGGACACCGAATTCGAATCGGATACCAGCTTTGACCAGAAGATCATGTTCCGGTCGGTCAGGAACCCGCTGTCTGTGCGGATTGATCCCTTGGCGACCGAGCCGGACGGATCTGACATGCGCTTCGCGTTCATCGAGTCATTGATGAGCCGGGACGACTTTAAGCGCCAATATCCCGACGCCGACGCCAACGATCCCACCTGGCTATCGGGTGGCGAGTATTCCAAGTGGCTGATGGCCGATTCCGTGCTTGTGTGCCGGTACTGGTACATCGAGACCGAGACCGCGACCGTCATTCAGCTATCCAACGGCGAAACGGGATGGAAGGACAAGCTTGTTGGCTTGCCGGCCGGCATTCAGATCGTGCGTGAGCGTGAAGGAACCCGTAAGCGTGTGATGCTGTGCAAGATCACGGGTGTTGATGTGCTGGAAAAGACCGAGGTCAAGTGCCGGTGGATTCCCGTCTTTCCGGTCTACGGTGACGAAATCGACATAGAAGGGACCATCAACCGGTACGGCATCGTCCGCAACGCCCGAGGACCGGCGCAGGCGTACAACGTCATGATGTCCGGCGCGACAGAGGAGGTCTCGCTGCGCACCAAGGCGCCTTATATTGGTGTAGCTGGGCAGTTTGAGGGATTCGAGGACAATTGGGCGCAGGCCAACGTACGCACATTTCCCTATCTGGAGTACAACCAGATCAGCGAGGACGGACACCCGGCGCCGCCCCCGCAGCGTCAGCCGATGGCCGACATTCCTAATGGCATGCTGGCAATGGCGATGCACGCGGCGGATAACGTCAAGAAAACGACCGGTCTATTCGATTCGAGTCTTGGAGCAAGAAGCAACGCCACATCAGGCATTCAGGAACGCGCCCAGCAGCAGCAGGGCGACATGGCGAATTATCACTATGCCGACAACCTGAATCGCTCCATCCTGCATTGCGGTCGGTGTATCAACGACATGATCCCGCATTACTACGATGCGGAGCGCGTGGTCAACATCATGCGCCCTGATATGTCGATTGATTCCAAGACCATCAACAAGCAATTGCCGGAACCCATGCAGGACGAGGAAACCGGCGCCATTGTCAGCGTCTTGAACGATATGACGGGCGGAGAATTCACCGTGACCGTCTCGGCTGGGCCTAGTTTCACCAGCATGAGAGAAGAGGCGCAGAACTTCTTTGCCTCTGCCATGAGTGCGGCCAAAGACCCGGCAACCAATGCCATCGTGACCTATCTGGCGATGCGCAACAGCAGCGCGCCAGGGGCGGATGAGGCGACGGAAATGCTCAAGACCTTGCTACCGCCGGCCGCTAAAGCGGTATTGGATGATGGCGAGAAGGACGGCGGACAGAAACAGCAGATGGTCATGACACCTCGCGGTCCGGTGCCTGCCGAGCAGATACCGCAGATCATGGGGCAGTTGGAACAGCAGATGCAGCAAATGCAGCAGGTTCTCCAGCAGTCCGACGCCACAAAGCAGCAAGCGGAAGCCGCCAAAGCCCAGGCCGAGGCGATGCGCCAGCAGAATGAGCAAGACGCATTACAACTGGATGCGCAGCGGGTACAGATCGAGCAATACACTGCCCAGACCGAGCGTCAGAAGATGGAAACTGACGCCAAGGCCGAGCAGGCGGCGGCACTATTGAACGCTCAGAAACTTCAGATTGAGCAGATGCAAGCGCAGGCGGATATGGTCAAGAGTGCGGCGGAGAACATTCGCGCCCAGATCGAGGCAGATACCGCACCAGAGGAAAAGGCCAGCGTCCCGAGTCTTGAGGACATCGCGCAGTTGATCATTGCAAGCCGCCAGCCGATTGAGGGCATGCAGATCACGGCGCCGAGTGGTGGCGTGTATTCGGTGCGCATGCAATGACGCTTTCCATCAAGCATCCGCTGACCGCGATTTCGCCAGATAATCCGGCGTACGAGATCAATCCTAGCAACTGGAATGCTTCGCACACTATTGCAGGCGCCGCATCGACGCAATTGGTCTATGGAAACGTTTCTGGGGGCTTGGATCAGGATTCATTGCTGACGTGGGACGTAACCAATCACGCCCTGTCTACTGGGGCGGGAAGTGTTACGCACCCGTCCGTTAACTTTGGTACGGCGAACACGGGACTTTATTCTGAGTCGGCCGCCATTGCTAATCTTTCCGCCAATGGCGCGAAGATTGGGAAGTTCAGTCAAACCGTGCTTGCTTTTGGGTTGCAGAGCGGACTTAACGCTTCTGCAAGCGGCATATTCATGGGTAACCCGAACGTAGATGCGGCAACGGCAAATTCCATCGTATTGGGATCGTCTACGGTCACAAATCTGACTAACAGCGTAGTGATTGGATACGGAAGCGCCCTTGACAGTACGGGCGTCGCTAACGACAACAACGTATTAGTTGGCTTTGGTTCTTCCATGTCTGGAATCACGGACTCGTATTTGGGTGGATGCTTCAACTCAATAGTCAGTCCGAATACTGAGTTCAACACCGTTTCTATGGTGGGCAACAACAACGCGGTAAAGATTGTTGCTGGTGGGTCACTCGGAATGCAGATGCAAGCCCTGTGCAACTCGGTTTTGTATAGCAATGCCGGTGCGGGTTTTGGTGCGCCTCAGTTTATAACCATTGTCGGAGACAGCCTTAACCTGCCGTCCTACTCAACCAAATCTGTCGCGATTATCGGTTCGGCTGGTGGTGGAACGACTTCGCAAATGGTGTTCTCTGGTGACGACGGTTCGGCACAACTGACCGGCTCTCTGTATCCAGCAACGGACGCAAAGGCGGCGCAGACAGCATGTGCTTTGCGAGCGGGTAACGGTGCGCCAAACAACGCAAACGGCAACAACGGAGATGTTTATTTCAATAGCGCGGGTGGCGCGTTAACCACTATCTACCAAAAACGCGCAGGTGCGTGGGTAGGAATCGTCTAAGGAGCATTAAATGGCCGGTCAAGGATTGATGTATTCAGCCAATATCAGCGGCGTTTCGTCTGGTACGGCGTCAACTGATGTAATCGTGCTGGGTACGAGTTCGGCTGTTCCGGTACTCATCCACGAGATTCGCATGACCAGCGCGGCGACGACTGACGTGCGCCTCAACCTACAAATCTGCCGTCGGTCTACAGCACCAACGGGTGGCACCGCCATTACCCCTCGCGCACTGAACCCGCGCAATACCGTGGCTGCGGCGACGACTGTGACCTCTCTGCCGACCGTTGTCGGTACGGTGGGAAACGTCATCGAGGCAGAGCAATGGTCGGTACTGGTTCCGTACTCACGCATCTACACCCCTGATGAACGGATTTACATTCCGATCTCTGGGTGGCTTGCGTTGTTCTTTGCGACGGCGCCAGGTTCAGCTTCGACAATCTCGGCTGAAGTATTTTTTGAAGAATTATAGCCCAACTCATTGATATAATGAGTAATTGTAAAAAGTGCGGAACGGAGCTAACAACGCAAAAGTCTGGTGCGATTGTTTGTAAACCGTGCCGCGCTGCTTACATGCGCGAATACTACAAAAAGAATCCTCATGTGTTGGCGGAGCAATACGCAAGACATAAAGACGCAACCAGCGTCAAGACAAAGAAATGGAAAGAGGCCAATAGAGATCGGTTACTTGAATACAGTAGGCGTTATTACGCAGAGAAATTGCACTTGCATCGAGCGTATTACGAGGCGCACAAGAGCGAATACTTTGCTCGCAGAATGAGGCGCGTTGCAGTCATGAAAAGCGCATGTCCGTTGTGGAGTAATTTGCGAGACATTGCGAAGATATATGCGGAATCTAAGAGGGTGTCTGAAGAGACGGGGATTTTGCATCATGTAGACCACATAGTTCCTTTGTCTGGAAAGATGGTTTGTGGTTTACATGTTCCTGAAAATTTGCGCGTTATACCAGCGAAAGAGAACAGAATGAAAAGCAATAGGATGGAACTGTAATGGCAGGACAGGGAACAGCAACGTTGGACTTTGGGGCTTTCCCCGGGGCAAGCGATGCGAGCGTGGCGGTCACGGGACAGGCGGGGATTCTCGCCGGTTCCCTGGTCGAGGCATGGCTGTTCCCTGCTGCTACCGCAGATCACACTGCCGATGAGCATTGGGTGGAGACCATAGAAGTGATGGCCGGTAACGTAGTTGCGGGTACGGGATTCACTATCTACGGGATAAACGAATGTCAGTTGACCGAGCCATTGACCCCGAAAGGCACGGGCCGTAATAACGTCACGCTGGCGGGTGGATTGGTTTCGTCGAGCAATGCTCAGGCGCAGATGATCGGCGGCAAAGGAACCCTGTTGTACGGGAAATTTAACGTAGCTTGGGCGTGGAACTAAATGGGCAGACAGAGGACGGATCATGTCCATAGATTTAACGAGAAAATAAACAAAACAGATTCTTGTTGGATTTGGTCCGGAGGATTGTCTGGAACCGGTTACGGTAACTTTTGGCAATCTCCAGAAAGAAAAAACATTTCCGCCCATCGTTTTTCTTATGAAATGGAATTTGGAGAAATCCCAAGCGGTATGCAATTAGATCACTTGTGCAGAAACCGATCTTGCGTTAACCCTGCGCATCTAGAGGCCGTGACTGCTAAAGAAAATTTGTTGCGCGGGGAAACTGTTAATGCAAAAAACTCCAAGAAAAAATTCTGTCCTAAGGGTCACCCTCTTATTGATGGAAATTTAGATGCTTGGAGCTTAAAGAACGGAATGCGATCTTGCAGGGCGTGTAAAAACAATCGGCAAGGCAAATACAATCTCAGAAAGGCTGGGTAGGATCATCGCAATCCAATTACAAGGCAACGGCGGAACAGTCACCGAAGTAGACGGAACAACGTTTCGCGCACTTCGCACTACGATTCGCCCTACTGATTATGGTGCCTTTGGCAACTATCGCTTGTCCACCACTGTTGCTTTGGTTGTGACACAAGCCGCCAACGGAACACTGTTCTCGTTCAGGTGGGGAGATGCTACTCGTCTGTGTGTAATACAAGATATACGGCTTCAATACCTTCAAACGGCGGCAGCTACGGCAACGATTATGCCTTCATTTGAAATAATCCAAGCGCGTTCGTGGACTGTCTCAGACTCTGTTGGAACGGCCGTGACATTGACGGGTAACTCGTTCAAGAAGCGCACCAGCATGGGTACTACTTTGGTGACGGATATTCGCAAGAGCGCGGTTGCCGCTGGCCTTACTGCCGGCACAAGGACTCTGGATGCTGATGCAATTCTCCAGATGCCTACGCAGCAAACCATCACGACGCCTAATGCAACTTTGTATTCTGCCGATCTGGACTTTGACTCTGGAGTAGCGCACCCGCTGGTGTTTGCACAGAACGAAGGATTCATTGTGAGAGGCCCGACTGTGGTATTTGGAGCGGCAGGAACCGCCAATCTAGTGGTGGACGTT